CGATTAGCCTTGGCATTCCGCGCACCGATTGGTGGTGCGCAACCTGCGCTGTTGGCAGGCTGTCGGAACTGGTGGCACACGCCGAGCATTGTGTAAAAGAAGGGCAAGTGGTATTTAATGTAAACGGCGATGCCACTACCGAAGCCAACTGATAACGAAAGCAAGAGCGACTTCATCCAGCGATGTATGGCTGATGAGAAAGCACGTGCGGAGTTTCCCGACAACCCAACACGATACGCTGTCTGCAACAGCCAGTACGAGCAGAAGTTCGCCGACACCTACGCGGACTATGGTCAGGGAGTGCGCAACAACGCGAGGCGCGGCATCGAACTAAACGAGCGCAATGGCAACAAATGCGCAACCCAAACAGGAAAGGTCAGGGCGCGGCAATTAGCATCAGGTGAAGGGATAAGCCTTGAAACCATCAAGCGGATGCACAGCTACCTGTCGCGTGCTGAAACGTACTACGACAACGCAGATTCAAACAGCGACTGCGGATATATCAGCTACCTGCTTTGGGGCGGGAAGGCCGCATTGGGATGGTCACGAAATAAACTGAAAGAACTTGGCGAACTTGACGAAAAATAGCAAACAGGAAGAACACGACTTGCATATGAGCAAGCTTGTGAACATTGGCGCATTGATGACCGATATGGCGAACATATTGGATTCATTGAACGACTGCGATGCACCCAACGCATTGCACGCGAAGGTGGCCATCTGCGAGAAGATTATTGATATAATGAATTCGGTGGAGGTATGAGCAAGCACAAGTACATACAAACGCCTGAATTGATGTGGCAATACTTTCAGACCTATGCACACGAGGTCAAAAGCAATCCGCGAATCAAGACCGTTTTTGTGGGTAAGGATGGCGAGCAAAAGCAAGAACCGCTGGAAAGACCGTTGACTTTGGAAGGCTTTGAGAATTGGTGCGAAGAGCAAAATATTATTGGCGGGCTTGAACATTACTTCGCAAACACAGGCGGCAACTATTCAGATTATTTAAGCGTCTGTTCACGCATTCGCCGTTGTATACGCCAAGACCAAATCGAAGGTGGTATGGTTGGCCAGTACAATCCAAGCATCACGCAACGCCTGAACAACCTTGTGGACAAGCAAGAGCAGAAGGTCCACATCGAACAGCCGCTATTTAATGACGACCTATGACCCTTGAAGAACTAACGCATTTGCTGAACCTGATGGATGCGGATAACAAACGGACGCGGGAGGCTTATAAAATTGGCATCGACCTGACTGAATTTGGAGAGAGCGCACAACAAGTTATAGACCTGCTATTGAAGCACGTCTTAAATGAAGACCAGTACGAGTGCCTTACTTGGTGGATGTACGAGAAGGACTTTGGCAGGCGTGAGGACTTGCAGATGTGGGATAAGGATGGGAGTGAAGTATGCCGCACCGTGGAAGAACTGCATCAATTTTTGTTTGCGTGAGTGACAAGATAGTCGAGTCAGTTATTGACCAATTTAGGACAAGAGCCGAGGCGGGCAAGCGCAAGTACGGCACGACAATGGAGCGCAATGACCTGACATTCGCCCAGTGGATTCAGCATCTGCAAGAGGAGTTGATGGATGCGGTGGTCTATATTGAGAAGATTAAGCAGATTGGAATTTAAGTACACAACAGCGATAAAGCGCATTCGGCAGATGACCGCTCGCAAGAAGGTCATCCAAGGCGGCACAAGTGCAGGAAAAACAATCGCCATCCTTTCCATACTAATCGACATAGCCGCAAAAGCCAAGACCGAAATCAGCGTTGTATCTGAATCCGTGCCGCACCTTCGCAGGGGTGCTATCAAGGACTTCGCAAAGGTGATGCAGGTTACAGGACGCTGGTCCGCTGACCGCTGGAATAAAACCCTGCTGACCTACCACTTCGCCAACGGAAGCACCATCGAGTTTTTCAGCGCAGATAGCGAAGGCAGGCTCAGAGGTGCAAGGCGTCAGGTGCTGTACATAAACGAAGCAAACAACATCGACTTTGAGAGCTACTACCAGTTATCCATCCGTACGAGCGGGACAATCTACATCGACTACAACCCAACGCACGAATTTTGGGCGCATACGGAGGTCCTGAGGGAAGCGGATAGCGAACTGCTGATATTGACCTATCTCGATAACGAAGCACTACCCGACACCATCCGCAAGGACATCGAAGCGGCAAGGGAGAAGGCGGAAACATCCAGCTATTGGGCGAACAGGTGGAGGGTGTACGGCTTGGGTCAAGTCGGCAGTGTGCAGGGCGTGATATTCAGCGACTGGACGCAGGTGGATGAGATTAACTACACGACATCCAAACTGGTCGCGCTTGGCCTTGACTGGGGGTACACCAACGACCCGACCGCACTGGTGGCGGTGTACAGGTCAGGCGACACGCTGACCCTTCACGAACTGCTGTACACCAACAACCTGACGAACCAAGACATCGCGACAAAGCTTCGCGAGTTCGGCATTAACAGGGCGTGGGAGATTGTCGCTGATTCAGCAGAGCCGAAAAGCATCGAGGAGGTGCATCGCCTTGGCTTCAACATCAAGCCAGCGCAGAAGGGACAGGACAGCATCCGCAACAGCATCGACATACTGCAACGCTTCACGCTTCAAGTGACCAAGACCAGCGTGAATCTGATTAAAGAACTACGCAACTACACGTGGGATACTGACCGCACGGGTGCATCGTTGGGAGTGCCGATTGACAAGTACAACCACGCTATCGATGCGGTGCGTTATGTTGCGCTGAACAAGTTATCGCAGAGTGCAGGCGGGAAGTACGTAATTATGTAACTTTGGGAATGCAAGTAGCCATCGCAGGTGCGGGTGTAACAGGCGCGACCATTGCGCGTTTATTAGCGGAGGCAGGTCACAACATAACCATTTACGAACAGCGCAACCACGTCGCGGGCAACTGCCACACGAAGGAAGAACAGGGCGTGCTTGTGCATCGCTACGGCGCGCACATCTTCCACACGGACAACGAACAGGTTTGGCAGTTTGTAAACCGCTTTGGCAAGTGGAGTAATTACCGCCACAAGGTGTTAGCGCATTCGGATGGGCAATTGCTGTCAATGCCTGTCAATCTGCTGACGATGTGCCAACTTGCAGGGAAGGCGATGACGCCAAACGAAGCGCGAAGGTGGGTGGATGAGGCTTGTATCTTTACCGCATTCCCGAAGAACTTCGAGCAGTTGGCACTATCCACAGTAGGCAAGAAGCTATACAAAGCCATCTATGAAGGCTACACGGAAAAGCAGTGGGGCGTTCACCCATCACGATTGCCAGCAAGCGTATTTTCGCGCCTTCCTGTGCGTTATTCTGCGGATGACAACTACTACTTCCACAAACACCAAGCGATGCCTGAAAATGGCTATACGGCGGTCGTTGAGGCGATGCTTGACCACGACAATATCGAGGTTCGGTTGAACAGCAACTTTGAGGCAACAGGTGAGCATACGATTTGGACAGGTGCGCTTGATGCCTACTTCCAATTTAGCGAAGGGCGGTTGCGTTACCGCACGCTTGACTTTGCAAGGGTGCAGGGAGAATCACAAGGCTCGCCAGTCATCAACTACACAAAGCAGAAGCCATACACGCGAATAATCGAACACAACTTGCTGACGCCAACGCCGCAGACCGAGGTGGTGATTCAAACGCAAGAGTTCAGCAGGGAGTGCGGAACAAATGACACGCCATACTACCCGATGCGGTTAGTGGATGATGTGGAGGTTTTGGCGAATTATCAGCGATTGGCGCAGGAGCAGAAAGGCGTTACCTTTGCGGGCAGGCTTGGCAAGTACAAATACATCGATATGGATGTAGCCATAGCCGAGGCAATTACAACAGCAACCCAACTTATTGAGCAATGGCAATAGTACTAATGACAGCGGCGAATGCGGCGTATATGCCGAAAATGACCGCTTATTTATCGAGCGTCAAAGAACACAGCAACTTCGACCGCTTCATCTTGATTTACGTTGGCGATGAGGCATTGCCTGAAATCGATGGCGTTCAGGTTCACCGCCTTCCGCATTCCGCGATTCAGGCTTGGAATAGCAACGGATGTGTGCAACACGGCGACTGGATTCACGCGGAGGGGTTGGAAGTTAGCGACCTTGACACGGTAGTGTTCACGGATGGCGATATGTACTTGCAACGCGGGATGAACGACAACGAGCGCAAGGCACTTGAAGGATTGCAGGTTGGCGAGGTGATGGTCGGGCCAAATCAGTTTCAAGGGCAGACGCTTTTACAGGAAGCGTCAAATCTTGGCTTTACAGGAAAGGCGATTGATGGATTCAACCAAGAGCGCGTTTGGAAGTTGCCAGTGTTCAATACTGGATGCATTGCCGCAAAGGTGGTGACGCACAAGGCAATTTATCAGCACTACGTTCAGAACTGGGCTTCGTTTAGTGGCATCTTTCACCACTACGCCAAACAGCAATGGCTGATAAGCTACCTGATACACAGCCTTGGCTTTAAGGTCAAGAATATGAAGTACAGCTTTCACCTGCACAATCACGGTGCTGATATGCCATCGGGCAGTCGTTGGGATGTACGCCGCAACGTGCTGACCTTTGATGGCGAGGTTGTGATGCTTCGTCACTTCACCCACAACGGTGCTAAATATCCGCTATGAAACTACTGAACCGCCTAACCGTTGCCCAGTTCCAAGAACTGACCGCCATCGACCCTGATATGGGCAACCTGCGCAAAAAGGTAAACACTGTCTGCATCGTGGATGGCGTGGAGCAAACTGCGGTGGAAGGGTGGACGATTGACGAGCTGAACGCAAGGGCGGCAAAGATTGACAAGGAGTGCGGTGCGCTGTCGATGCTACCTGCCAAGCGGGTGGTTCGCATTGGCGGCAAGCGGTACAGGATGGAGTGGTTCATCGACCAAATGAGCGCAGGGCAGATGATGGAGTTGCTAAACTATCAGCTGACCAGCGATAGGGAGGTGGTTGCCAATCTGCACCTGTTGCTCGCCAGTTTAACGCGTGAGGTGACGTGGTACGGCAAGACATTGGCGTATGATGGCGGCAAACACGCGGACAGGGCGGAGGCGATGAAGAAGGCGAAGATGGCTGACGTGTGGGGGTTTGCCTGTTTTTTTTTGCGTCATTCAGAGCCTTTATTGAAGATTATGCAGACCTATTTCGTGGAGGCGAGCAAGAA